CGGCAATGAATACCATCCGTGGTTACCCACAAATGCCCCAACTCACTAAGGATTATTCCGACGTGGCTGTCCAACGCCACGCCGCACCCACCCTCAGGGTGTCAGCTTTGGGGATGCCGACGGTGAAACCGTCGGGATCCACACCCCCATACTGAGAACGCCACCAATTGGTGGAGAAATTAGCATCGAAGTCGTCTCTGCGTTCATTCGCTTTGACTTCTCCGTACTTTGACCTCCACCATACGGTTAGCAGATAGTTGTCATCTTCCAACGACAATTCTCTGGAATCCTTTGGCCCGATAGACAGTGATAATATTTCGTCCCGTTGATAAAGCTGGGACGTCATATCCGGAATTGGCCCCTTCCGCGGATCGTAAAACCTCCGCTTCAGGTGCTTATTTCTCGGACTGTCTGAGTGAATGGCGAAAGCTTCATCCGTGTCCGACGTAAAGAGAATCGGATTTTTAGATTCGGCTCTTTTCCGCACACCGATTAGATCGGTGTGTAGAACGTATTGGATAACGTGCTTACGAAGTTGCACATACCCATATGCCTTAGCCCTGTTAGCAAGCTGTATATAGCTATCGAGGCTAGTAACACTCATCCTCCGGGTCGCCCGCTTAACTTTGAAGATCAACGGCGTTACATCATAGCCGTTAAAGGAGAAGATCCCACACGATTCCCTAAACAATACAGGGCCCGTATAAGACTTTTCCCTATTGACTTCGAAGCCGAGCTGAACGAGGGCGTCCATGACGTTTGACGTGATCCGCTTATCGCAGATTATGTCGTCGCCATAGACGTAGAACGGTTGCAGTCTATAGTCGCCAGTAACATCTTCTTCAGTGAAGTATGCTCTGAACGTTTGAGCGTACAGATCCTTAAAGGTGTCTGCATTTTCAAAGACATAAGGCTGATTCCAATCTACACCGTACCTATACGCAATCCCGACCATAAGAACAACGGCCGAGAATATAGTCGATTGCACTGGGAAACACAGCGCTGATCCCATTGGCGCGAACTTCGCAACGCGAACGTTCTTACCTCCAGGAACTTCAACTATACTCGTGCGTGTAGCTCCAAGGTGTTTCAAAACCTTGGGGGGGAACACAGCTTTAACAAGTTCCCATGCTACGGAGTCTGAAGCAGCGGATAAATCAATGGTGTCAACGCTCTGGAATAAACTTCCATGAGTCGCAGCATCTTGATTCTTCGTCTGGTCTCGAAGGTGAACATGTTCACCTAAGATTCCGTCAGAGAGTGTCCGCTCATACCAGAGACGGACCCCTTGTTGGGCCCACTGGTATTCGACCGGTTCCATACATATGGACCGTGTCTTGCGCCAATCTTTCGGCACAAATTTCAGACGTGACGAGACGTTATGAGACGGCATAGCTGTCAGATCATCGACAGATTCATGTGGCCATAACGACCCCCACCCGTTTTGAAGCTCGTAGTCCGACTGGTCGCGACCGTAAAGGTTGCTAAGCCGGTCATAGAGCTTAAAGGCAGAGTTCTTCTGACCAACACCACGGATATCCCGCTGGGCCACCGCACCGCCGCCATGGCGGGGCAAAAAATGGTCCGGTTCCCACTCCTCGAAGATGACCTCCATGATATTCCGGAGGTTCTCGACGAAAGGCGGGATCGTGAGATTCCGCAACTTCTCCTCTACCTCATACCATCCGCGCAAGGCGGTGGCATTGAGGGCGTCATCTGCAAACGGCATCTTTTTGCCGTAAGTAAGAAAACTTAGCAGAAAACGCAAAGTAGCAGGATCGCCAGTTTTGAAGAAATGGAGGTACTCCCGGTAAACGGGTGTTTTTTCCATCGCTTTTATGTAGTCTGCACGAATGTAGACTCCGTCCACCTTTGAAAATTGTTTCGTGATTTGGTGGGCTAGGCTGGCAAACGATTTTATTGTCCCTTTCAAGTCCGTCAATAGGTCGTGTACAACAAACCTATGATAGACCCAATTAGGCTTAAGATCGTTAAGAGGCGAATCAGCAATGAGAGCTGTCCAGGTGACCGAGAGGACGGCGGCAGTTCTGCCGTTATCTCCGGTAAACCCCTGGGAGGCGAAGTCCCTTGAACTGAGGATTCGTTCGTAGGATCCTCCTCTAGAGGGCACTGAAACCCTCGGACTGTACATTTTAGTCTACAGCCTTTACACTGTGCCTGAATCAACATGGGCACAAAGACCGTTGACAATCCCAAACGCCAACTCCGACAGTGCGTCATCACTGAGCACTCCGGTGTCGGTGTTCACCAACATCGAAAAAGCGTACTCAAGTAATTCTTGTACGCCATCGTTTACGGCGACCGCGGAAGTACCGGGGCCGCTTATAGCGATCGTGACGGTGAGCGGCAGGGTCCATAACACGTCGTCATCAGGGTCGGTTTTTTGAACAAAAGTACCGATCTTCAGTGACGCGTTCGTCTGACCAACGCCATCATTGGCGTCAGGTTTGACGTAGATACCCTGTCGAGCAGTCATGGGATATTCCTTATCACCAGTTTTTCGCTGGTAAGTAGCTTCCCGAGCACCAGTCTTGGGCTCGTCCGTGTTAATGACCACAAAATCGGTCTTCGGAGCACAACGCAGAGTTGTAACATCTACGTCGTTGCTGGAATCTAAGTTAAGGATGCTGATAGTCATGGTCTGACTCCTTTCGAGTACAGATTGTGATTAGATCCCCTGCGGGTCCACGCCGCTTTATGCAGCGTGTGGACAAACCCGCCGAGGTTTCCTGCCTACCTACGTACAATTTGGTAAGCAAGGGATCCAGCGGTTTCCCACTTTGGGGAGCCGCTGAACAGTTCAGCGGTCAGAAGTCTGCTAGGAAGTAATGGCGGTAGCGTGGTTAGAACTACGCGCTCAAACCTCCTATACTCTAAGGCAGGCTCCGGACACCGGGCCGTTGGTACCACACCAATAGTCCTAAGTTGATCACTGTTGAGCATGTACGATAACTTGTACGTGTGCACTGAGTAATCAACGTCGAATGCTTGGAATAGTAACGTGTTTTCCAACATCTCTAGCCCATCGTCGGCTGGAAACAACCAATCGGCGACAAAGCTGAAGGGGATAATCTCCCAGAGCGTTGACAAACTCGGCAACAAACCTGCAGATCTGAGCGGGAGAACGGTTAGTAGCACATCTGGTGAAAAACCCAGACGTATCATGCTGCGCACCGTTAAAGTCATCTGAGGAAAACTACCAATGAGTTCTGTTGGTAGATCTGTAGACCACTCACCATAAATGGTTTGAGGTCGACAGAGATTCTCAATCTTTCCTTTTACAGATGATGCCTTATCCATTATGACTTGATAATCATTGATGGTTGGGGCTACCGCAAATGAGTACATAAGCTGAGCATTCGTGAGCACGTCCAAAAGCTCCAGGAGTAATTTCCCTGGATGCTGGCGAACGACCTGCCGTATATGTTTAACGGCGGCTAATGCCTTAACGATGTCAACCAGAGCGAGCACCCCAAAAAGATCCTGGGAAGCTTCAAACTGGTTCAGCTTCATGTCAGCAGAGTGTGTATCAATCGCGTCCGTTGTAGACAAGACGTTCATGACGTAGCAGTCCGCTAAGAAGGAATCTGTCACACGATCAAAGTCTGAAAGACTCTGATGACTCGGGGTGGTGTAGAATGACCCACCAACCTCATCATAGCCCACATATAGTGGGACTGAGGTAGACAGACCGTTTGGGATGTGTGAAGCATACATACCACCGGTCCATCTCGAGTATCCCGGAAGAAGTGCCGTGCTGGTAAGTGATGAAGGAAGCGCATCAAATGCAGCTTCTCTCACACTATCCCAGTGTGGCATCGGGACGTATGACGCCTGGCCCGTCGCCCAACCAATAACTTTATTCTCGGCATAAAACCGAGGCAAAAGAAGACTGGTAATGGGCTGAAAACTTCCAACCGACACACTCCCAACTTTCGAAGGGAGAAATAAGTACCGGTAGAAGTAGAGGGCATGACTGTAGTTCCCTACGCTGCCTTGCACCACGTAGATTGCGAACAAAAATTCGTGCGCAAAACCGTCGGTGTTATAGCGAGCTTTACAGCAACCATGTCGAAAACAGCCCCAAGGTAGGGGTTGATCGTCGATGGTCGCCATTAAGCCACCGCTATTAGCGTAATCAATAAACGCCTCGGCATTGTTGGGGAAAGTCCACTCAGTAGCTATCACCGACAAATCTTCATCATCGGTTGTAGCGTAGTACACTGAGTCGCTCAGGTTAAACTTGACACTGGTAGGAAGACTTTGCGTTAGGCTGTATCCTTCCGGAACGAGTTCTTCACTCGTCCAACCGGATGGAATTCGGCCACCTTCCATAACAAACCCTCGTAAATTTACGTGAGAGACAGGATTTAATCCAGGTATTTCTCTGGAAACCGGTCCAAACGACATAGTGAGCATATCCCTTAGGTTCTTAAAGTACTGAACCTTAGAATAATACTCTTTATGTGAACCATAATCAGGTTCTGCATTAGAGGGGGGGAGACCAAAAATATGAGTTCTATCAACCTCCGACTCCGTTCTCAATCCCGTAAAGGGATCTTGAGAAAGACGGCAGTAGGGGTCGAACGTCACCATTGCCCGATTGAAATGATCGGAAAAAGGTGCGCCAGGCTGACTATTGCCAATCTGACTCCGCAAAAGCGGTGAACCCATAACTTCCCTATCAAGTTGTAACATACTACAAATTCCTTTCTTGCTCTCAGAGCAGATTCGTCG